ATTCGCTCTCGTCCTCATTGACCACCGTGACGCTCCCCGGCTCCCAGGTAAAGAACGCCGGGTCGGAGATCGAGTTGTCGCTGTAGGACAGCGTGGTGATGCGCAGGCTTGCCGCCTCCGGTAGCGTCAGCTCCCAGTGCCCCAGTGCTCCGCCGACATCAGCGCCCCTGATAACTGAGTCAGGCCCAAGGGTAGCCGTTGCAAACGTGCCTTCCGGTGTGAACTGGTAGTCCACGCCACTGCTGTAGATCGGGAACCAGGGCATAGCGAACTCCGAAAAGAAGACGGCCGGCCGAGTTACCCCGCCCGGCCGCCTGGCCCTCACCGCCTGAGGGTTTACTGTGCGGCGTCGCGCTTCTCGCGCTCGGCCTCGATCGCCGACATCACGCCGGCGCGCTGCTTGCCGGCCTGCTCGTCCTCTTCGAGCTGGTCGAGTTCTTCATCGGACAGGCCCGCCAGCTTCGCGGTGATCTCCGCCACCGTGCCGTCGGATAGCTTCGTGCCGCCGGCCGAGCCGGATTCGGCATTCGCCCCGGCCTTGGCCTGCGCCGCGGTGAAGCCGATGCGCTTCTCGAAATCCCGCAGCTTCGGATACAGCAGTTTGCGCGCGCGGTCGGACTCGGCGTTGGTGCCGTACTTGCTGACCAGGCCGTCGAACGCGGCCTGCACGTCGAAGTCCTCGACCTCGACATCCTTGGAGTCGTGCTCGTGGACCAGCTCCTCGCCGTAGATCTCCTCGATCAGCGGCTGCTCGTAGTCGTACACGACGACCGGGATTTTGGTGCTGGCATCGCGGTCGATCAGCAGGGTGACCTGCGTCAGGGTCTTGGTGGCCATTACTGCACGCCCTCCAGGGTCAGTTCGGTGGCCGCCGCCGGCGCGGTGGTCACGTTGGCGCGGATGAAGTCCGGCAGGTCGGCGATCTCCACCGGAAACGTGGTCGCCGAGTTGAGGGTCTGGATCGTCGTGTAGGTGTCGGCGGTGCCGTCGGGCTTCTTCGGCGCGCCCTGCAGCTGCACCACGCCAGTGCCCAGGCCGCCGGCCGGGCCGTACAGCAGACCCTCCCGGCCCTGGCCACCGAGTAGCGGGGTGACGTTCAGCGCCACGGCAGCGCCTGCGCTGACGGTGCCCGGAACTGCGATCTTCTTGATGTTCGGCATATCGGTCTCCTGCCGGCGAGGCGCACCCCGCCGGCATTGATGGGTCAGGCGATCGAGAAGACCGCGTTGCTGTTGCGCTTCTTCGTGGTCAGGCCGTAGTCGGCGGTCTGCCCGAAGTAGTGCGTGTAGCGGTCGTAGACGCGCGGCGGGGTGCGCTTGACCATCCAGCGGCCCTTCACCGGGCGCAGCTTGATGGTCTTGCTGTTGAGGAAGTAGCCGCGCTTTGCCCACGGGTAGGTGATCGGCCCCAGGCGCGCGTCGAGCGCGTCGAAGGTCGGGTCCCAGGCCACCGGCACGCCCTTGAACGCCAGCGACTTGGTGGACGGGTCGATGGTGATGCCGCCGGTGGAGTTGGCGCCGACCGTGATCTGGCGGCTCATCACTTTCAGCGCGTCCGCCTGGATGGCGTCGTACATGGCCGAGCCGACGAAGATGGCGTTCGGCTGGCCCATCTTTCCGTAGGTGACGGTCTGGCGCCACAGCGTTTCCATGTGGCTGATCAGGTTGCCGGCGGTGGCCGTGCTGATGCCCATGTCGGCGAAGTTGCGCCAGTACGGCGAGGTCGCCGCGTCGATGCCGCCGATGACGCCCACGGTCGGCGTGGTGCTGACGAGCGCGACCAGGCCCGGCACGGCCTTCGGGTTCGTCGAGCCGTCCAGATGCACTTCGATGTCCCAGTTTTCTTGGAAGCCGTCCTTCAGCGTGGTCCAGTTCTCGTCCAGCAGGTTGACGATCTGGATCTTCTCGGCGTCGGTCATCACCGCGTTGCGGTCATCGGTCAGGATGATGCCGTTGTTGGCCAGCTCGGTCTCGTTGAGGGTGAAGCCGTCGTGTGCTTCGTAGTGCTGGAACGGCGCCTTCCGGACGGTGTCCTTCCGGTTGTAGGTGACCTGGTCGTCGCCGGTGTAGTTCTGGTAGTTCGAATCGTTGGAGATCCGCACCTTCTCGTTGAAGATGCCGTTGCCAAAAACGGAATCCTGCTTGTTGGCGATCAGCCACGAGGCGAACGGCCGATCGGTGGTGAACTGATCGATCGGGTCGTCGGTGGAGTAGGTCTCCAGCTGGCGGTTTGCGCCGGCCAGGAGCTGTGCGGTGGTCAAGGGCATGGGAAAGCCTCGAAGGGAAAGAGAGGGGGCCGCTGGGGCCTTGGTCTTTCCGCGTTCGAGGAGTGCGAACCCTCTTACAGCACTACCGGTGGCGAATCCGGCTTACGTCACACGCGGGTGTCGGCGGTTGCCGATGGCGGGACAATGCCACTGCTCTGGAAGCTGTCAACGGGCAAAAAGAAACCCCGCCGGGCCACGACGGGGTTTCATGGGCGACCGGGTTCTCCCAGTCCGAAATCAGCCTGCTGCCGTTGCTGCGCCCGCGGCCAGCTTGTCGCGCAACCGGAAGCCCAGCAGCGGCCAGATCTTCGCGACGGCGTTCTGCCGCGCGATCTTGCGGCCGATCTCCACGTCGAAGTTCTCCGGGCTGGCGCAGGCGGACTCGCCGGTGACGGTGAAGCCGTTGCGCAGCACCAGCACGCAGAAGGTCAGCAGGCGCAGCGGATGGTCTGCCGGCACGGGCGGCTGGAACTCGTCCGGCACGACACCCGTGGCGCCGTTGATGTACCACTCGCTGCCAATGGCAGCCTCGATGTCGTCCGGCGTCACGCGCGGCGCGTTCAGGCCCTTGGTCCGGATTTCCTGTTAGATCTGTTGGTCGGTCATGGCGGTTTCCGATGGGTTGATGGTAGCGGCCGCAGTATCAGCGCGCCTCGGAAGGGGTCAACGGGCGCCCCTGGTCTGCGAGACGCGAAGGCCCGCAGGTAGCCAGCTCCTCCGCGGTCGCCGCCCAGCCCTGGCACGCGGCGGCCTCCTCGATGCACTCGCGCGAGTGCTTGCCGTCGGTCGCGCCGCAGTTGCGGCCGGCGCAGGGCAGTGGCGCGTCCCGCTGCATCACATCCCCCTCGCCCGCGCCTCTTGGACGCCGAAGTCGAACGCCTCGTGCGCGTTCTTCGGCTTGGCGGCCAGCGCCGGCGCACCGCTCGGGCGCATCGGCGACGGCGAGGCCGGCCGCGCCGGTGCTGCGGCCTGCACGGGTGGCAACGCCGGCAGCTGCTGGTAGGCGGCCTGGATCTGCGCGGCCCACTGCTGCGGCGGCAGCGTCTGCTGGATCAGCGCCATCGTGGGCGCCAGGAACTGGAACTTGCGCTGGAAGTCCGGGTCCGAGGTGCGCAGCTGCTCGCCGAGCGCGGCGACCTGCTGCAGCCCCTGCTGCTCGGCCTGCTGCGCCTGCCAGTTCTGCTTCTGCGTGGTCTGATGCTGCTCCTGCAGCTGGCTGCGCTGGCGGTGCTGGACGATCTCGGCCGCGGCTTCGCGGGTGATGTCGCCGGCCTTCACCTTCTCGGCCAGGTCGGCGTGCGCGGAGAGCGGATCGAACCCCGGCGCCTCGCGGCCCAGCTTCTCGCCGAGCCACTGCAGCTCCTTCTGCATGACGTCGTAGGCCTGGGTCATCGCCTCGGGGCTGCCGGAATTCACCGCGCGCAGGTAGTTCAGCGCCGCCCCGAACTGCTCCGGCGTGGCGCCGGTGCTGGTGACGGTCTGCTCCCACTCGTCGGCCCGCACGGCCTTGGCGCGCAGCGGCTCGACCTCGGCCACGCGCTCGGACAGCTCACGGAAGCGCTGCGCGGCGCGCTCGTTCTTGATGCCGAGATCCTTGATTTCGGCCTCCACGTCGGCCACAGGCGCGGCATCGGCCGGAGGCTGGGCAGCGGCAGCATCGCCTGCTGCGGCGCCCGCTGCAGCAGCCGGAGCGGCGGCATCAGCAGCGGGTGCGCCCTGCTCGGCCGGCGGATCGACCGGCAGCACCGCACCGCCATCGACATCGATCCTGCCGGCGGCTTCCGCCTGGCGCGCTTCCTCCACGCCCTGGGTGAAGGCGTCCACTACGGGCGCAGGTGCAGCTGCATCAGCGGCCGGCGCAGCGATCTCGGTGGCCGCATCCTGGGCGGGCGCGGCAGTGTCGTCGGCCGGGGTGTCGGGGTTCTGGTTCTGGTCGTTCGGGTCCATGTTGCCTCCTCAGGCGGTAGGGAGTTGTGCGTCGATCGGGGACGGCTGCTGCTGGCCCATCATCTGGGCGAGTTCGGGCGGCAGGCCTGCGCCTGCCCCTGGCGCGGCGGCTGCCGGCGGGGCCATGCCGGGAGCCTCGGGGCCTGCCAGCTGCGCGGGCGCGGCCGGGATGAAGCGCTCCGGGTCGATGCGGTCACCCGTGCGGTCCAGCGTCTCGATCACCAGCTGCTCGAATGCGTTCGACAGGTCGATCGGGCTGGAGCCGCGCAGCTGGCCAATCTGCATGACCGCCTGGCTCAGCTGCGGCAGGAGCGCAGCCCACTGCTGCTGGCGCGCCGACGTGTTCGGCTTGCCGCTGCTGCCGGCGCGGATCTCGACGTTCACCAGCGCCTGTAGATCCTCGACGCCCAGCGACTCGGGCCAGAAGGCCTCAGGCCCGGCCAGCACCACAACGTCCTCGTGCGGCAGCTCCTGCAGCGCGACCTCGGCGGTGTACTGCGCCAGCTCGGTGAACATGCCCTCCAGGCTGTCCCGCATGTAGCCGGTGCGCGACTCGGTGCCGTGCTGCTGGATCTCCGCCTCGGTGGCGGTCTTCGCCGTCCGAATGGTCGACGACAGCGCCTCCTGGATGCCCCAGATCATCTCCAGTTCGGCGCGGATCACGGCCGTGTCGTACAGCGCCGGGTCGATCTGGTTGTACTGGATCGGGAACAGGACGCCGTTCGGGTTCTGTCCGTTGAGGTTGAGGCCGATCATCTCGCCGGCCACGCCGGCTTCCATCTTCTCCGCCTCGGCCTTTTCCACCGCCCCGTTGTCGAAGCCCATCTTCGGGATCGCGCGCCGGCGGTGCTCACGGTAGTTCGTGCGGATGCGGTTGTACTCGTCCAGCAGCGAGCGGGAACGGCTGATCAGCGACTGCGGGTGCCGGTCACCATCGACCCACACCGGCGCCCACTGGAAGAACGGGTAGAAGCGCGTCGTGCCCTGGCCCGGCGCGTAGGGCGCGCGCGCATAGCGGTCCAGGCCCTCGCACAGGGTCAGCACCGTGTTGGTCTTGATGTTCCACAGCTCCCAGATGCAGACGTGCGCCTGCGCGCTGTTGGTGGCGCCGACGCCGGACCGGAAGGTCTCCGCGTCGTCGGCCGTCACCTCGTCCTGGCTGCCTGCGGGGCGCTGGCGCACATCCTGCTTTGCCTGGAAATACTGGCTGGCGTTCTGCACGACGTCGGCGATCAGCGGCAGTTCCGCTTTCGCGTCGTCTGCAGTCTTGAATGACCTGTGCGCGATCCACGGCGAACTGAGGTAGTGCTTCAGGCTCGGCGCCTCCGTCGAGACTTGGATGTCCTCGGGCCGCACGAAGTCGAAGAACATGCCGCGACTCAGCACCACCTCGACCTTCGCCTCCAAGCCGATCATTTGCTGCTCGTACTCGGCGCGCAGCGCGTCCGGGTTCGGGGCGTCGCCAGCGGCCAGCTCTTGCTCGATCGATGCTACGCGGCGCAGGTTGTCCTGCATGTCGGCGATCTGCTTGTCGATGATCGGGTCGCGCTCGGTGCGGTTGTGCCACGACCCTTTGATCCAGCCTATGCCAGCCGTCAGCCCGCTGCGCACCATGTCGTCTGCCGACAGCTTCAGCTTACCCTTGCGCCACAGCGAGCCGATGACGATCTCCAGGGTCTTGCCCAGCATGCGGGCCTGCTCAATGCGCGCCGGGCCGCAGGACGGCGCCGGCAGCACGTCGGTGTCCGGATCGCGGGCGTAGAGGAAAGCCGTCAGGATGTCCACGTAGGTGCCGGCGATGTTCACCATCACGTCGTAGACGTCGCTGTTGGCGTCGCCGCGACAGTAGGTGCGGTCCTTGGCGTAGCCGGCGCGCGCCGCCTTGTCGAAGTCGCGCGCGTCCTTGATCGCCTGCAGCCACTTCTTGCAGTCGGCGGCCTCGGCCAGCTTGGCCTGCGCCTCCTGCTCAACGGCCTGCTCCGCCTGCAGCGCGAAGTCGACCCCGAGCGCCAGGGGATTGGGTTCCATTGTGGTCGGGGTCATAGCATCTGCCTTTTCCGCTGTGCGGGATCTGTGTCGGGGTCGCGCTCCTCCAGCCAGTCCCGGCTGAAGGGCTGGATCGGCTTGCGCCTTGTGACGGAGGGGCTTTGCGCATCGCGCATGTCGTCCAGGGCGCGACCGATGAGGCCGCAGACATCCACGCCATCGTCCTGGTTGCCGGGTAGGCCGTTGAACGCCACGAGCTGATCGACCAGCCGATTCGCCCAGGCCTTGCCACGCGGTAGGTGGACGGTCCCGGCGTGCGCCCTGGCCCGGAAGCCAGCCACCCGCGAAACCTTGTCGGTGACGCTGGGCAGCCACTCACGCATCACGCGGACCTGCATCTCCCGCATGAGGCGCGTGCGCAGCGGGCCGATGGCCTTCTCGATCACCCCGGACTCGCCGTAGGTCATCACCGGGCGCCAGCGCTTCGCCAGCTTCAGCTCGGCGGTGATCGTCACGTCCGACTCGTCCTGCCCATACCACCAGTCCCGGATCCATATGTCGCCCCGCTCGTCCACGCCGAAAACCCCGTGCTCGGTCGAATCCGGGTCATTCGTGATGGACTTCTTCGTGACCGCGTAGTCGCTGGCGCCGTAGATGCGCAGGCGCTCCGGCACCTCGTCCTCGTCGTACCACTCAAACCAGGCAGCCTCGAACTGGTTGCCCTCGTCGGGCCGCGGCCGTTGCTGGTAGAGCGACGCCCAGGTGCGCGCATTGGCCTCGTACTGGCGCCAGTGCTCTGGCGGGAACCACTCCGGCCACAGGTACTCGCCCACCTTGCGGCCCAGGGGATCGTCGGCACGCTCGGCCTTGGCTGGGATGCACAGCACCTCCCACACCTGACCGTCACGGCAGAGGATCTGCCCGCTCTCGCCGCCGTAGTTCTGCGGAAGGATGGAGCCGGCCAGGTCCTCGGGATGCCAGCGCGTCTGGATCAAGATAACGCTGGCGCCCGGCTTCAGGCGCGTCAGCAGGTCGTCGTCGTAGGCCTCGCGCGTCTTCTTGCGCACGGTTTCCGAGTTCGCCTCCTCTCTGCCGGCCACAGGGTCGTCGATGATCAGCAGGTCGGCACGGGCAGACGTCACCGCCCCCAGGATGCCGGCCGCCAGCAGGCTGGATTCGTTGGTCAGCTCCCACTCGTTCACCGCGGCACTGCCAGCGCGCAGCATCACGCGGTCCGGCCAGATGGCGGCGAACTCGGAGCTGTTGACGATCGCCCGGCACCGCTTGGATTGGCGCTCTGCAGGGCTGGATGCGTAGCTGGCGAGGATCACCTTAAAGCCAGGCTGCCGCCCCATCGCCCACGGCGGGGTCACCACGCTGGCGTAGGTCGACTTGGCCGAGCCCGGCGGCAGGAACAGCATCAGGCGCCCCATGTCGGCGCGGATGCAGCGCTCCACGGCGTCCATGATCAGCCGGTGATGCGCGGCCAGCGTGCTCTCGATGGGCTTGAACAGCCACTCGTTTGGGTCGTCGCTCATCGGAGCGCCCGGGATCGTGATTGCCTGGCTGAAGCCGACCAGCGACTCGCGCGCGCGCCGTCGGCGCAGCAGCTCGGCCGCTGCATCCGACTTCCTGACCTCAGTCAACGCCACGAAGGCCTCCGGACGCCACCGCCAGCAGTTCCTCATCGCTCATCTGCTTGACGTGCCGAACCTCCAGCGGGCTGTCCTTGTCACCCTTCAGCGTCATGGACTCACCGTAGCGCTTGGCGTTCTCCTTCCCCGCCTGCCACTTGATGGCGTCCATCATCACCCGGGCAGCTGTCGGGTCGATCTTCTTCTCCCGCACCTCCTCCATGATCTCGTCCAGCCGTTCGAACCGAGCATCGGCGCGAAGTTCTCGCGCGCGCATGTATTGCTGGCGGAAAGCCTCGAACCCGATCGTCCCATCAGGATCGTCCGTCGCCAGCCAGCGGAAGATGGTCTTCTGGTCCGGCATGCCGTCTTCTTTGCATGCAGCCGCCACGCTATGGCCCTGCGCGATCAGCATGCACAGGCGCTCAGCGGTCTCTGCGTTGAAACTGGAGGGGCGCGCCATCACGCCTCCAGCCCGGACTGATCAGCGCCGGCCCACGTCAGCACGAAGACCACAAGGTCAGCGTCGCCCGCCGGACCGCATGAACCTCTCCGGATGGACTGGAGGAACGCGTCCAGCAGCGGGAGGCCAACGAGCGGCAGCATCAGGAGCTTGGGATGCGCCAGGAAGACGGCCAGGCCATACTCGCGATAAACCCCGAGTATGATCTCCAGGCCGATCAGCGCCCACACCAGGGCCGCAGCCACCACCAGAGCATGAAAGAGGGCCATCAGGTTCGCCCCCTGGTAAAACACCCGCTCGCACGGCGTGCAAGGTCACCCAGCCTTCCGGCCAGGCCGCCACAACGTGGCTCACCGCTCACGGGCTGCTGGCTGTTCCCGACACCTGCCAGCTGGTCGCCCCTGTATTCGTACCGCCCAAGGGTGGCGGTTGATGCTTGTTCGGTGCCGCTGAGCCAATAGGCGCGCGGTCGCGGATCGATCCCGCCCACGCTCCCGTCAGGACGCACAATGCTCGCGTGCGCCTCCGCCATGCGCGCCAATCGCTCGTCCTGGCGCATCAGCCCTCCACCATGCGGATCTCGTCGTACACCTGAGCGGCGCTGACGAAGCCGATGTCCAGGAAGTGCTGCCGCAGGTCGTCGATCAGTTGGTCCGCCTGCGGGCACACCGCGCGGCCGCCCCGGGCCGGGTCCGATGCGTAGGTGCCCACGTGCCAGGTCGGGTGCTGCTTGAGCATCCGGTCCGCGCAGGCGCTGTCCTGCTTGATGACGTACACCCGGCCCTCTGGATCACCGAACACGAGGCTGCCGACCTGGCGGTCCCGGCGGTTGGCGCGGATGCGATTGGCAGCGGAGGTGGCGAGTGGGTTCATGTCTTCGTGCGTGTCGGCGGTTCCCAGCGGCACCGCGTCCCGGTCGTACTGTCGATGCGGGCGCAGCGTGCGATTCGTGACAGGTATAGCCGTGCTGAGCGAGGGATCAACGGACATGGCGGTCTCCAGTGGATGGCTGCCGGCGGCGCTTCAGCTCCTTGCGCGCGCGGTCAGCGAGTCGTTGCTTGCAAGCGGCCTCGGCCTGCAGTCTTGCCGCCTCGTCGCCCAGCACTTTCGCCAGCGCGGTGAGTCGTTCGTCGGTGTAGTGGCGCAGGGTCTCGATCACGCGCGCGCCTCGTTCGCAGCTCGGCAGAGTTCGTTCGCTTGTTCCACGCTGGACTGAAAGACGGCGCCTCCTGGCCCAGATAGGCCGACCACCCCTCCCGGCCCGCATATCTGCGGCAACTTCCATGGGCCGACGATCTCGACGTGGTACGGGCCGGGGGTGAGACTGTTGGGCTCCCAACCCTGCATCTCGGGGCTAGTCAGCGGCATCTGCGCCTCCCGTGATCCGCACAACGATTTGCCCGCCATTCCGCACCTCGTCATGGAGGACCGGGTGAACCCGGAAGCGGCTGTCGTCTATCCCCAGCGCATCGGCCAGGCCATCGCGGTATGGCTTGAACCGGCCCACCACCCCGTCGTCGTCGAACTTGCGGTGGCTCGGGCGGTACATGTTCAGCCACAGGTGCAGCGCGCCCGCCGGAAGCACGATGCTCTGCCAGCCGGCCGCTATCGCCAGGACCGCAGCCTCTTTCCTCGCCGCCTTGGTCGCGCGCGCCTTGATTGCCCAGTGGCCCCGAGCGTTCTGGGACAGATCTTTGCTCGGCCAGGGCAGCACTAGCTCGATCACGCCGACCTCCCGGTCCGCCGCTCGGCAGCCCATACCCTGGGCATGTGGCAGGCTGCGTTGTGGCGGGCGTTGCGGATTTGGCTCAGCTTGGCCTGGGCCAGCGATCGGACACGCATGCGCTCGATATCCATGATCGACCTGGCCCCGGCGATGACGTGGTGCGTCTGGTTGCGATACGCCGGGTAAGCAGCCCGCCACTGCTCCAGGCTGGGGAACTCGCGGCCCTCGAAGACGAATGCACGGGGCTTGCCTGGGCGCTTCATGCAGCAAGCCTCGCGATCGTGACCGCCAGCGCGTCGATCTCGTCCATCTTCATGACCGTCCACATGCGGCGCTGGCCGTGCAGCCCGTTGAAGCTGCCCTGGTGGCAGTCGTCGCATAGCGCCACGGCGGTGAAGTGCTGGCCCTGCTTGATGTGGTGGGCGGCGCTGGGCGGCGGTGCGTTGCACAGGCTGCAGGGCAGCAGCTTCACCGCCTCCAGGTGCGCGCGCTCGGCCGGCGTTAGCGGTTTGGAGTTCTTCGTGCGCATCAGGCCACCTCCCCGCGCATCCCGCGCTCGAAGCGCTCGGCCTGCTCCTGGTAGTAGCGGAGCCGGCATTCATCGCCCGGGAACTGCTGCGCGCACGTCTCGGCCGCGGCGCGCCACTGGGCCGCCTTCGCTGCCACGGAGTCGCGGAAGATGTCCATCTGGTCGTCGGAGCGCATCAGGCGGCCTCCGCGAAGTCGCGCGGGTTGAAGCCCATGCCCAGCAGCACGGTGTCGGACCAACGCACCGGACGGGCGCGCAGCCGCTGCTCGTCCGGGTGGTCGCCGATCTGGATCAGCGCGGTGATCGCCTCCGCGGCTTGCGAGCGGGACAGCTTCAGCGACGAGCCGCCGAGCATGATCCAGCCTGAGGCGCCCTCGCCGCGGTCGATCGCCGGCATCATCCGCCAGCCCAGGATTGTGCCGGCGACCATGTGCCGCCAGTCGTCCTTCGTCAGGCGGTTGCCGTGCCATTGCAGTTGTTCGGACAAGTCGCCGCAGACGGCGTTGAGCATGCGGCGCTGCTTGTCGGTCATGGCGCCTTCGCCGCTCAGGCGCCAATCGTCGGGGCGGATCTCGCTCATCGGCTCGGCTCC